GAAGTGTCACTTGAAGCAATCCTTATTCAGATTGCTGACATGAAAGATGATCGCGGTCTTCGCGTTGCAGCGCAGGGTACGCAGTTGGTTATTCCAACAGCTTACACTTTTGTTGCAGAGCGTTTGCTGGAATCTCAGCTTCGCACTGCTACTGCTGACAACGATATCAACGCGATTCGTCAAGGTGGGTATCTCCCAAAAGGCTACCACATTATGCGCCGTCTAACAGACAGCGATCAGTGGTTTGTCCAAACGGATATTCCTGATGGTCTGAAAATGTTCCAACGCTCGCCTATGAAAAAAGGCATGGAAGGTGACTTCGAAACTGGCAACGTGCGCTACAAAGTGCGTGAGCGTTACAGCTTCGGTGCTACTGACTGGCGTGGGGTCTTCGGATCACAAGGCGCTTAATTACCTAACTTCTCCTCTCTGTTAGGTTTGATTGAGGCGGTCTTCGGATCGCCTCTTTCTTTTTGTTTGGATGTGATGTATATTTTTTGGAAGGGCATCATATCAGCTTTGTAGACAGGTTTACTTGCCCACCTGACGTTGCATAGACTACAAAGCAAATCCTTATGCAAAAAGGTACTAAAAATGGCTAATACTACATTTACAGGTCCAGTTACTTCCACCAATGGCTTTATTGGTGACATCATTGTTCCTACTTACACAGTTGCAAATGCCCCATCTGCCTCAGATGCTGGAGCTGGTACGGTTGTATTTGTTTCCAACGGCGCGGCGGGTGCCGCTATCCTAGCTTTCTCTGACGGAACAAACTGGAAGCGTTCTGACACTGGTGCTACAATCGCAGCAGCATAAGGAAGTAGGTTATGAGTAGGTTCAAACCCGCATCCGAAGAAGAACTAGCAGCCCGAGGAATCGGTGTTGTTAAAGTTCGCGCTCGAAAATCAGATGGCACACTTAAAGCTGACGATCCATCCACGCCTGATGTAAATGAGGCTTGGGAAGACGCTCCAGTTGCAAAGAAACGTGGCCGTCCTGCAAAAAAGAAGGACTAGCAAATGGCTGACATCGTATCAGTAAAAAAGCTCAGTGATAGCACCAGAGAGGCCGTGTTTGCGTTCCAATATCAATATGTTGATACTGGCGACGAAAGTGCTGTTCTAAAGATTGATGTTTCTACACTCGCCCCTAACGCGAATGGAGAAGCTTGCACGGCTGTTCGCATCATCGAAGGATGGTGGGTCATTAAAAGCATGACCGTGAGGATCTTGGCAGATGCTGACGTAGACATAATCTTGATGAATATTGGTGACGACGATATTGGTTATCACGATTTTTCAAAGTTTGGTGGCCTTCCTTCAACGAAGTCGTATGGAACAAACCCAACTGGGGATGTGAAGTTTACGACTGCTGGCGCAGGAGCAGTAGGAGACTCATATCAACTGGTTCTAAGGGTAATCAAAGAATACTAGGAGTTTTCAATGGCAACTTCAGGAACCGTGGCGTTTCAACCAAATGTCGAAGAAATCATAACTGAAGCATTCGAGCGTTGCGGTATTGATACCCAAACTCAAACTGGTGACAAGGCTGTGTCTGCACGGCGCAGTCTCAACCTACTCTTCTCTGAGTGGGCTAATAGGGGTATAAACTATTGGGCTGTAGAGCAGCAGACTTTGACTCTTGTTAATGGAACGCTGCAATATACACTGCCAGTAGGGACGATTGATATCATCGATGCTGTGATCCGCGATACCTCTGGAACAGATACGTCTGATCAGATCATAAACCGTGTATCGATTGCGGATTATAATCAGCTTCCAAACAAAAATTCTGGCGGAAAGCCAAGCCAGTACATGCTTGATAAGCAATACACACCTGTCGCATATTTTTGGCAAGTTCCAGACAAGACAACATATAGTATGGTGTACTGGGCAATCAGGCAGCTTGACGATGTTACTGCTTCCAACCAAGACCCAGATATTCCATATCGCTGGAATGAATGCATATGTGCTGGTCTGGCAAGCAAGCTGGCAATGAAATTTGCAACAGAAAAATTTTCTATTTTAAACGAAATGTATGAACGTGCATTTAGCTTTGCGGCGTCATCAGATAATGACGGTGTATCTCTGAGGGTTCAGCCCACTGCGCTGAATTTATACTGATGGCAAAATACGCAAGAGGAAAAAAATCCCAAGCGATAAGCGACAGAGGTGGCCTAAAGGTTCCGTATACGGATCTTATGACTACTTGGGATGGCCTTCGCGTATCTCCAGATGATTGGGAGCCAAAACAACCACAGCTCACACCCGCAAAGAATGTTGTCGATGCTACGGCACTATTCAATCCGCGCCCAGATACAGACCCCGAAAATGCAGAGGTATTTATAGGGTACAACTTCGACTTCTTCACACCCATACAAGAGCGCCCTCCAGTGGGCATACATGGGCTTGGTGTTGTGTCTCATGGGTCTGTGTTAGAAATGGATATCTCAGTCACTGGAGTGGCTGGTGCTGGCGCTGTGGGTGCGGCCTATCCAAACCCTGCCATCGATCCAGCAGTCGGCACAGGCGCAATCGGTGATTATGAAATTGTCATATCTCTTGATATTGCTGCCACCAGTGTTATCGGCACAGGCGCTATTGGCATATTTGCCACAGCCACTACTACCGACGGCGTGGCTGGTACAGGAGCTATCGGGGATTCATCTCTAAAAGCCTTTGCAACGCCAGATGGAGCAGTTGGTACTGGATCTATTGGGGCTTACACACCGGAAAATGCACTAACTGCGACAGGCGTAGCTGGCACAGGCGCGACAGGAACGGAGACAGCAGTATCTGAAATGCCAGTATCTGGTATATCTGGCACTGGATCTGTCCATGTCATTGGAACTGGTGCTGGTAGTGACTTTAATCTTATTGTTGGTCCAGTCACTGGATTGGGTGGCGTAGGGTCAATTGGTGATAATACTGATACAGATGCTGTTGCAGAGATAACTGAAACAGGCGCGGCAGGCGTAGGAGCTATTGGTGCAGTATTCCCAGCGGCAGGCTGGGGAGATAATGCGTGGGGCGCAGGAACTTGGGGTGATGGATAATGAATTACACGCAATTAAAATCTAACATCGAAAACTTTCTAGAAGATGACAGCGCAGAGTTGACTACTTCTATTGATCAAATCATAGCACAGGCTGAAGAAATGATTTTTCAGCGGTTACCTAATTTACCTTGTTTTAGAAAAAATGCATCAGCGGCCCTAGTACAAGGCACAACAGATTACACTGTGCCATCTGCAAGGATGATTAGACAAGTTTCTATTATTGCTGCAAATGTGACTTCATACTTAAACCACAGAGTAGATTCATATTTGCGAGACTACTGGCCAAATGCTACAACTCAAGGCATTCCAGAGATGTATAGCACTAAAACAGCGGCGATTGGCGGTACAACCTTTACTGTTGCGCCTACTCCAGATGCGACAACATCAACTTATCAAGTTGATTTTATAGCTCCAGAAACTGGATTGAGTTCAAGTAATGCAAATACTTGGATTGGAGATAACGCAGAAAATGTGTTATTAGCAGCGTGTCTTTACGAAGCGTCAGCCTTCCTGAAGGCTGGAGAAACTTTAACACTTTACAAGACACAATTTGACGAAGCAGTGCAATTATTTGTACAAGAGATGCAGCGAGACTACGCAGCAGAATATAACGGAGGTTTATGATGGCTATCGCACAAGCAATGTGTACAAGTTTTAAAGAAGACTTGTTTCAAAAAGAACAGGATCTGGATTCAGATACAATAAAAATTGCGCTGTATACTTCTTCAGCGTCATTAGGTGCTGCAACAACAGCATATACCACAAGCGGTGAAGTTGCTTCTGGCAATGGGTATACAACAGGTGGTGAGACACTTACTTCACCAGTGATTGGTACAAGCGGGACAACAGCTTATGTTGACTTTGCTAATCCAGAGTGGACATCAGCATCATTCACAACTGCTGGCGCTTTGATTTATAACGACACAACGGTAGGCAACAATTCGATTGCGGTTCTAAATTTTGGCGGTGACTTTACAGTTACCTCTGGCACATTCCGCATTGTTTTCCCAGCGCCCGGCGCGGCTGGTTTGATCCGCATCGACTAATAAAAAAGGATAGTACAACATGGCTAGTACCTATGAAAATGACCTTCGCCTCGAAGAAATGGCCACAGGGGAAAACTCTGGCTCATGGGGTACGAAGACCAATACAAACCTCGAACTAATCGCGGATGCTTTTGGTTATGGCGCAGAGTCTATACCAACTAACGCTGACGCTCACACAACAACAATTGCAGATGGAGCGTCTGACGCTGGACGTGCAATTTACTTAAAATACACAGGTACTTTAGACAGTACTTGCACAATTACTATTGGGCCAAATACAGTTAGTAAAATGTGGTTCATTGAGAATGCCACAAGTGGATCTCAAGATATCATTATATCTCAAGGATCTGGGGCCAATATAACTATTGGCGCAGGAAAAACTAAAATAGTTTATAGTGATGGAGCTGGGGCTGGGGCTGCATTTGTTGAAGCTACAGATGATATTTCAGTAAACAGCTTGTTTTTTGGACCTTCAGATACTTTAAATATTCATGGAGACGGTAGTGACAGTTTTATTGATGAAACTGGATCTGGCAACCTCCGTATTCGTGCAAACAACCTGCAACTAGAACAAAGCACTGGCGGTGAGTTGTATATGCAGGCAGCGGCTGACGGAACGGTTAGGCTGTACTATGATGGTTCTCAGCGTTTATTTACAAGCACTAGCGGCATTCAGGTCGAATCAGATAGCGCAGCGGCTCAGGTAATTATTAAATCAACTGAAAGTGGGGCTGGTGATGGTCCTCGCCTTGATCTATATCGTGAAAGCGCCAGCCCAGCCGCTGACGATGATATTGGTCAAATTTATTTCTCTGGCGCGAACTCCGCTGCTGGTAAATCACAATATGCCAAAATTGATACGTTTATCGAAAGCCCTACTGATGGGGCAGAGACAGCACGTCTCGACATTAATCTTTTATCGGCTGGCTCTGGTATTAATATGCTCCGTCTCCGCACTGACTCCGGCGGTGCAAACGGCGAGGTCGTTTTTAACGACTCCAGCAATGACGTTGATTTCAGAGTTGAGAGTGACAACAGCCAGACCGCTCTAAAGGTGGACGGAGGGACAGGTATTGTTTCAATGTCCGAGGGCATGGCGGCTCTCACTATGAGCGGTAACCTTACCTTTGGTGACAACGATAAGGCCGTCTTTGGCGACGAACTTGAAATATTTAGTGACGCAACACACGCACGTATTCGTGAGTACGGTTCTGGGCAGCTTAAAATTCAAGGCGATAATATGCAGTTGCTGACCTCGGATGGTGCATCAACTTATCTTGAGGGTGACGCCTCAACTGGTGCAGTAACACTATATCACGCCTCAAATTCACCTCGCATCGCCACCACTGACAGCGGCATCGATATAAAATTTGATGGCGGCGGCTCCCAAATGGGGCTAGACATCCACAACCAAGGGACTGCGACTGGCGACGATGCGACTATAACATTTGAAACTCAAGGCTCTAGAAGTTTTACGATGGGTCTTGACCGTTCGGCTCTGTCATTTGTTATTGCTGAAAGTTCTACTTTGGCAACAAATCCTAGATTGGTAATTAATGATGACGGCAAAGTTGGAATTAACACAGCCTCTCCAGCAACAACACAACGGTTACATGTGTATAATGCGGCATCTGGAGTTTCAACGGTTTCCACAAACACTGATTTAACTGTCGAAAACTCAGGAAACACTGGACTAAGCATTCTCACACCCGCTGCAAGTAACGGTCAGATTTTGTTTGGTGATCCTGATGATAATGATGTTGGTCGGATACAGTATAACCATCCAAGCGACTACATGGCGTTTTTCACAGGTGCTACTGAGCGGGTCCGCATCACAAATAATGGTGATATGAGAATCGGAATTAGTACAACAGCTATCACAGGTATAGGTTCTGACTCCCGCAAAAATATGGTGGTGGGCAGTACAACTGGCGGCGAAATAGTATCTTATCGAGCTGACAATCAGGTTGCTAGCGGAGACTTTATCGGAGCATTCCTGTTTGGACACGACGATAACACTGGCACTGAAGATCATTTTGCTGGGGTCTGGGCAAAAGCAACAAGTTCCGCTGGGCTTATGGACATCCATTTTGCTGGTGGGATTACAAACTACGAAACCGACACACCGCAGATGACTTTGGACAGCAGCGGCAATCTTGGGATTGGGACAAATTCGCCTAGCCCAGATTACGGCTCTGACGTAGCGCTAGAAATCAAAGGTGCAAGTTCCCCCGGCCTTGTAATTAATGACACAGGCCAAGCCGATAAGTATGGCATACATGCTGATAGCAATGACCTAAAAATCACTTATGGCACAGGTGCATTAGCTACATTCCAGAATGACGGTAACGTACTAATAGGTAAAACAAGCGCATCCGATTCGACTGACGGTATATGGCTAGATGGAAGCGGTAGATTATTCTCTACAAATACAAGTAACTACGCTGCTCAGTTTAGAAGAAATGGTAGTAACGGAGTTTTAATTCATTTTTACAACGATAATAGCGCGGCAGGAAATATTAGTATATCTGGGACTACCACATCCTACAACACCTCATCCGACTACCGATTAAAAACTGACGTGCAGCAAATTACAGGCGCATCTGAACGTGTCCAAGCGTTAAACCCAGTGAATTTTGAGTGGATTGCAGACGGCACTAGAGTTGATGGTTTCCTTGCACATGAGGCACAAGCAGTCGTCCCAGAAGCAATTACTGGTGAAAAAGATGCAGTCGATGCAGACGGCAATGCAGTAATGCAGGGCATAGATCAGTCCAAAATGGTCCCATTACTCACGGCTGCGCTGCAAGAGGCACTAACAAAGATCGACAATCTTGAGACACGACTAACGGCACTAGAAGGATAAGAAATTCAACCCTTAACCAAAAGGAGATCAACATGGCTGAGAAACAAACAAAATCCATTACGATCAACAATAAAAACTATACTGAAGAAGAACTGACGGATCAGCAAAAAGTTATGATAAATCATATCAAAGACCTTGAGCGCAAGATAGGCTCTGCACAATTTAATTTGGATCAACTACATGTTGGTAAGCAGGCTTTTGTAAAAATGCTGGCTACATCATTTGAGGCTGAAGTCGTAAACTAGGAATACTGAATAATGGATAAAAGAACTGTAGCGTCCGCGCATGAAAGGATTGATGGCTTGGAAAAAGAAGTCATTGCCATAAAGACTGAAGTAAAAATCCAGTTTAAGGATTTGTTTGGTCGCGTTAAACGTATGGAGTCAATCATGTTGGCTGCTACAGGTTCCATCATTGCGCTTTTGGTGGCTGTGCTTACTAAGATGGGTTGATGAAGTGGACCCTGTTAGCGCAATCGCTGCCGCCACAGCAGCCTATCAGGGTATCAAGAAGGCTATAGATGTGGGCCGTGATATTTCGGGCATGGCTGGCACTGTGGGTCAGTGGTCTAAGGCTATTAGCGATTTAGACTATATGGAAGAACGGGCGCGAAAACCTCCAGCCTATAAGATGTTCTCGAACACCCAGACTGACGCTATTGAGCTATGGGCGCATAAACAAAAAGCGAAGGAGATGCGTGAGGAATTGAAAAATTACATCAGTTGGCACTATGGACCAAGTTCTTGGCAGGAAATAGTAAAAATGGAGGCCGAGCAGCGAAAGATTCAGCGAGATCTGGTGTATAAAAAACAAGAGTTCTTTGATAATTGTCTCAATGGTATTATTATCGGGCTTCTGCTGCTCGGTGGTTTGGCATCTTTAGTGTTTGTGTTGTATTTGTACAACGAAAGAAACGGAAATTACTGATGTGGATTTTAGTCTGGTTTATGTTTACGAATGGAACGCTCGAACATTATGAGCTAGGTCAATTTCAAACGCGTGAGGCGTGTCAGAAGGCTTCGGATGATGCAAAAGTTTTGGTTACGAGCAGCACAATAGCGGTTTATTGTTTTGAGGTTACAACAGAATAAAAGTGGAAAATATGTTGTATATGACAAATGGGGAAAAGTTGTTATAATAACCAAAGATAAACGAGTAGCGGAGCATTGCTATGCCAAATACAATTCTTGATGATTGGAAAATTCTACCAAGATTAATGATGCTAGTGACAACTATTATGTATATTCGCTGCCTTGAATGGGCGCTGTCACAGCCAGATTTATCAGTATCTCAGGCGGGTTTAATATCAGTTGTCACTGGTGCTTTTACAGGAAGTTTTGGGATCTGGATGGGTAAGGAGTCTAAGTAATGTTACAGGCACTGATAGGCCCAGTCGCTAATTTAGCAGGAAGCTGGCTGCAAGGCAAAGCGGATAAGAACGCTGCGAATGCAGAGTTAAAGCTAACCGAGGCCAAGGCAAAAGCACAAATATTGTTGTCAGAAAAGACAAGCGTTGCCGATTGGGAACGCATTATGGCGGAAGGATCTAGGTCTAGCTGGAAAGATGAATGGTTCGTGATTATCCTGTCGATTCCATTGGTTCTTTGCTGGATTCCGGGTGCTGAAGGCTGGGTTGATCGTGGGTTTGAGCAGCTTAACAAAGCGCCAGATTGGTATTTTTATAGTTTAGGTTTGGCGATTAGCGCCAGCTTTGGTGTGCGAGGCGCAACCGCTTTGTTCAAAAGAGGGCGGTGATGGAAAATCTCAAACTACCAGTAGCATTGGTTGCAGCAATGGGTGCGCAGCTTGCTGGTGGCGTCTGGTGGGTTTCACAGCAAGCGTCAACAATATCGAGCCTCGAAGAAACCGTTAGTCAGCTTGGGTCTCGCATGGCAATTGAGGACAACGTCAATTTAAAACGAGATGTTAAGTCTAACGCCGGGGAAATTGAGGATATTTGGGACGATCTATCCGGCATGATGATGAGTATCAGTCAGATCAATTCGATCAAACAACGGATAGCGCTGCTTGAAAATGATCTGAAATACATCAACCGAGATCACAACGGTATGATGAACATGAAGGGTAAATAGAAATGAGTAATGCATTAAAGCTACTGCAAGAAAAGTGTGGGTGTAGCCCAGATGGAGCATTTGGCCCCAACACAGCGCGGAGTATTGTAAAGCATTATGACCTGTCTCCAGAACGTGGCTCGCACTTGCTTGGCCAAGTAATACATGAATCAGGCACATTTCGTTTTGTGAGAGAAAACTTAAACTATTCTGTGGAATCCATGATGCGTGTGTGGCCTAGCCGCTTCCCCACAAAAGAAAGTGCAGAGCCTTACGCACGAAATCCAAAGGCATTAGCTGAAAACGTATACTTTGGGAGAATGGGTAATGATACAAAAGAAAAAGCCAGTCTCTACATAGGGCGAGGATTTATTCAATTGACAGGATATAACAACGTAAAAGCCTTTGCGAGTGATATGGGTAGGCCAGAGGTATTAACAGATCCATCTCTTCTAGAAGAAGATTACGCAATGGATACAGCCATTTGGTTCTTCAAGGCAAACAACCTATGGAAAATCTGTGATGAGGGTGTTAATGATGATGCAATCAAACGTCTGACTAAGAGAATTAACGGCGGATATACAGGTCTAGATCATCGTATAAAAGAAACTAAAACAGTATATGAGTGGGTGAAGTAGAACATGCCTTTACAGCTTCTTAAATATGACCCCGGTATTGTCAAAGATATCACAGAGTATGCTGCTGGTAAAAATGGTCCATATTGGGTCGATAGTAACTTAGTTCGTTTTCGCAATGGGTATCCTACTAAAATTGGTGGTTGGCAAAACGATCAGATGTTTGGTCTAAACCCAGACGGATCAGTAAGTTCAACGACTGTTCTTTTGACTGGTATAGCACGAAAATCTGCATTTTGGAGGTCTAGCACAAACGGTGAAGATTACATGGCGATTGGCACACACAATCACTTGTTTATCCTTGAAAATGGCTATTTGTACGACATTACACCACTGCGTGATATATCAAACAATGCAACTACTACGACAGAGGCGTTGGATGCAACTGAAACAGAAATCGATTTGGCAAGTGTTGATGGCCTCACAACCACTGGCAATGTGTTGATTGAAAATGAAATAATTACTTACACAAATATTAGCTCACTTACTCTCACAGGCTGTACAAGGGGCGCACATAGCACAAGCGCGTCTGCACATGTAAATGGATCTACTGTAACTCAGACGCTTATAAACCCACTAGCCACAACTAACGGCAGTGCGGTTGTTACTATTACAGATTCTGCGCATGGCTGCGATACAGGTGATTGGGTTGCCATCAGCGGATCTACTGCAATTGGCGGCATAACTGCTGATGATATTAATTCTTACTACGGATACCAAGTTACAGTCTTAAATGCCAATAGCTACACCATAACGCTGCCAACAAATGCAACATCAACAGTTGCAGCGGGTGGGGGAAATTCAGTTGCAATAAAATACTTAGTCGGACTTCAAGACAAACTTGGAGCGCAAAGTTCTGATCCAGCACTTGGTTGGGGAGTTGGCGCTTGGGGGGCTGAAGCGTGGGGAACTGCTAGATCCACTTCTGAATCAGATGTTTCTCTAGATAATAGCTCTTGGAACCTAGATTTATGGGGTGAAGATCTAATTGCTACAGTCAGAAATGGTGCAATATATTATTGGGATACATCAGGCGGTACTGGTAATCGTGCTGTTTTAGCTTCTTCTCTGGCTGGCGCTGAAAGTATTCCATCTGTAGCGCGTGTCACTACAGTGTCATTCCCAGATCGGCACTTCATTGCTGGTGGATGTCAATCATATAGTGCTGATGGAGTTGGAAATTTAGATACCATGCTTGTGCGCTGGTCAACTCAAGAAGATTTTACAAAGTTTGGTCCAACTGCTTTAAACACAGCGGGTGATCAAAGGCTCGAAATAGGCACGGAAATTGTTGCAATAGCTTCGGCAAGAGAAGAGACCATCATATCTACAGATGAAGCTGTTTATGGCATGACCTTTGTTGGCGCTCCATTTATTTTCTCATTTAGATTACTCGCCACAGACGCTGGGGCAGCAGGACTAAACACTATGGTTGGTGTTGATGGCGACATTTTTTGGATGGGAAAGAAAAACTTCTTTTCTTACAATGGTATTGTAAAAGAGCTGCCATGCCCAGTGAAGTATTTTGTCTTTGATCGAATGCAAGAGCGATACATCGATAAAGTTGTGGTTGGCCACAATAAGAAATTCAAAGAAATAACTTGGTGGTATGTCAGCAATGACAACACAGCAGGGACAGTAAATCCAGAACCTGACAGTTACGTTACATATAACTATGTAGAGGGCGCATGGTCGATTGGCACAATGGATCGTACAGCTTGGCATGACAGTTTTGGTGCTAGAGAAGTTCCATTTGCGTTTGACCACAATGGATACCTCTACAACCAAGAGACAGGCACAAGTGCAGATGGCGCGGCCATGAACGCATACATCGAAACGTCACCAAGAGAAATCACGGCTGAAGGTGAAAACCTTTACATGGTAGATAAAATTGTGCCAAACGTAGATATGTCGGCAAACACGTCTATGG